GCTGATCGGTTCCATTTGCGATAATCCTTGCGCCGTTGAACGCCCTAAATGTTCGCGTGGCGTTCAGCGCCGGCCAGTCGATTGGCGAGGTGATGCTGATATCAGCCATTAGGCTGACATCAAGTTCACCCGCAGCAAAAGCACTGCGCAGGTCAGACGCATTGCTGACCTGCACGCCGAGCGGGGGAGTAGTAGCGGGGTTGTAAATCAGCATGTAAGCCATGCTGCACATACTACGCGAAAGGCGGCAGTGGATACAACTCAGGAGGATAAATTCCACCGCCGCCAACAGTTAGTGCGCTGTTGTTGCTAACAATGCGCACCTGGTCGCGCACTGCGTTGAGGTCTTCTTGTGAGATTGCAATGCTCTGCGAGCCAGGCTCGAAGTAGAACTTAAGCCCGCCATCGCTCTGCCCCATGACATAACAGCCATATTTTTGCAGGGTTCGCGCTAGCGCCTTGGCGCCTATGCTCCAAGTGGTCGCCTCAATGTTGAAGGTGGCGGGAATGGCAAGTAGCTCGCCCATGCGAGGAGCAGCCGGCCCGCCAGAATAAGCACCGCCATTCCCGTCCGACCACGTTGCAGGCCATGTGATCGTGGTCGCCTGCAACCCGCCCGTCTTAGTGCGAATGAGTTCATATTGTAGCGTGACCATCAGAGCGTGCGGGAAGAACAGCCGCGTGCCCGCCATAACCTCGGCCACTTCCCATGACCGGATCAATCCCGCGAGTAGGCTGAATCCGCTGATCCACGTTCCGCCACCGGGCCAAGCGTTCGGCGGTGGCTTGTACCCGGTACCCAGCTTGATGTGGTGCCAGATTTGCCCGTGGCTGCCGTGGTAGCTTGCGACCGCAGTCGTAGATGTGCGTCGCTGAAACCTCGTGAATCCTTGCGCCATCTCATCGTCGTCGATGGCAACAAGGAAGCCGTCGCGGTAGCATGTTTGTGGGTTTGCGCCCGTCATCCCTTCCGGGATGCGCCCAGCAACGAACCCGGCGAACGAGCCACCTGAATTGCACTGCGTCTCTTGCGTTACCGTAACGAGTGGGTCGCCAGGATTGTTGATCGCAACGGGGATCGACCATGACGACATGTTCATGCCGGGTGGATATGCCGCATCTCGCAGCATCGCGTAATCCGTGAATGTCGCGTCCGAACCGATCGGGCGGTTAATTGCGCTGTCGCCGTGGAAGGGCCACAGCTTGGCATCGCGGGTTGCTCCGCTACCCTTCAGAACCATGTACGGCATTCTTGCCTCTCGTTCTAAGCACTGTCGCCACTCGGGCTTTCGATGCGATTACCGGGCGATCCTGCTCTGCTTGGAGCAATTCGGCCGGGTGCGGCAAGCGGCGCGCCTCGATTGCTTCCTTTGACAGGGGTTTGCGCTCGTTCATCCTACAGCAGCCAATCAAACCTCGTCACACCGCTCTCATAGGTGGCAACCGTGTAGCCGCTTTGGATTGAGAACAGATTGGTTATCTGCTGCGCCACAGCGACGTCGATAAGTTCAGCCCGCAAGCACCCAAGCTTGGCGAGAGCGTTGTTCAGTGAGAGGTCTTTGTAGCTGTTGACGCCTATCTTGCCGCCCTGAATGCGCAGGATTTCTCCCTCTTCTCGGAACGCACCTTGGTCGTGATATCCCGCATCCGTCTCGCAGTCGAGATAAATCGACCACGTCGGAAAGTGCGGATGATCGCTGTTGAAGTCTGTCGGAGCCACCATCTGCGGCTCCTGCCCTTGCACAGACGTGTGCACGTTATGCCGGCACCGGCGCTTGTCTCCCTGCACGATGAAGAACTTGGAGACTCCGTCTTTCCAAGTCGCGTCCGTCTGGTTTACCAGCCTATCCACAATCTGATAACCGCCTGCGCCAATGATCACGTACCCGGGGCGCCGGCTGTTGTACGTCACGTCGATCAGGCGAACCTCCTTCTTGGGGGTGTCAACTCCAGACGATGAGCCGATAGAGCAATACGAGGTCAGTCCTATCACGAGCGCCAAGTCTTCAGTCTGCAACGTGCCCTGACCATCGTCGAGAAATTCGCGCCGCCACACTTGCTGCGCATCGCAGTCGATAAACGTGCTATCCGGACCGTAGTTGGCGAACCCATTCATGCCGCCATTGACGATCTTGCAGAGGTAGAGCGTATTGTACCGGCCCTGCATAACGTAAGCGGCACGGTTTGCGTTCGATCCTAGTGGAGATTCGCCGCCAGGAGAATTCCGGACAGTGCAGTTTTCAAGGAAGTTTCGAGTGCCGATCAGACGCACGCCACGTTGCGTGGTTAGGGGTCCGATCGGGTTTGCATGCCACTTTGTGCCGCCCGCAATCCCCGGCGTGGAGTAATCGGCGCCGCCTAATTCCGAGTTGTCAGCGTTCATATCAACGATCAGGTCGCGCACCCGAACGTTGTCCCCGGTTATCTGAAAAACGCCATCCCAAGTGATGTTAACGCCATCAGGCGTCTTGAGTGTGGCGCCATGCCCGTAGATTTGCGCTCCATCCCTTGGGCATATGACGGGATTGTTGACTGTGTAAACTGCACCAGCAGTAAAATGCACTACGTCCTGGCCAGACAGTGCTGCGTTGATCGTTGTCACAGATGCGCCAGGCGGGATCGGACTCACCGCGCCCACGTCAGGGAACAAAGATGCAGCCTGAGCCCTGATATCCAAAGCGAACGGCAGCAAGTCCCAAGTGACTGGGACCGTGGGAACTGGCTTGTGGAAAGCCTCAAACCCAGCACGTGTCGTATAGCTCGGATGGATGAACGGGACAGCCCCAGTGCCAAGCACACGCTCGATCAGCGTGGTGCCCGTAGGCGGAGGGGGCGCTGCGCCCCCTCCTGCGAAGACCATATAAGACACGATTACAGAACCCAGCCGGTTACGCGAAGCTTCGGAGCCCTTGTTTGCAGAGAGGCCACACCATCACCGCCGAACGCAGCGAACCGAAGATTCACCGGAGAGGTCGCCGCGCGGATCGATGCGGCAACGGCAAAGCTGGCAGGTGATTGAGTAGCATTAGCTACGTTCATCGGGATGGTCGCAGCGTCAACGCCAGTTGTCACCGTGCCAAGGGTGCCGTCAAGCCAGTACCACGTGCCGCCAACTTCCGCCTGGAAACCGCCACGGCAGCCAGCCACGCCAGCCGTCTGAAGGCCAACCGACTGACGCACTGTTGCTGCCTTGGTGAGTTCTTCCGTAGAATCGCGGAAGCTGGCATTGCCGCCGTATTCGGTAAGAGCGGCCGGGGCAGCCCAGCTTGCTCCCTCAAGTTGCGAGATGATCATAGAATTGAGGTAGATCACCTGGCTTGTGTTAACCCAATTCGTACCGTTGTACTTGATCGCCTGGTTTGCAACCGGCGTGGTAATAACAACGTCCGTCAAGCTGTCGAGTGTGCCGCCACCGCCACCTGTTGCGTCGGTGTCGTTTTTCCAGTTCGCGCCATCGAACTTCAACACCTGACCAACTAGCGGCGTGGTGATGACCACATCCGTCAGGATGTCAAGCGGGCCTGCCGGACCAGCCGGCCCTACGAGCGCCACGCCAGCCGGCCACACGCCACCTGCCTTCGGCCCGAAGATAAAGCTAGTGGTCGTGTTGATATAGAAGTCGCCGTCAACGCCCTGAGTGGTCGGGTTAACGGTGCCGTTGAGCACCGACTTGCCGTTTTGACCAGCCGTGACGGGAAGTTCGGCAACATTTCGGTATTCAAGTGATCCGTCCTCTTTTAGGACGTTCAGCTTGTCATTCGTCGTAATTGTCATGTGATTTTCCTCAGATCGTTGGAGCTTACTCGACCCGGTAAATCGTGCCCAGCGCGCCAGGCATGAAGTCTTGCTGACGGGTCGGGGATGCCTGGTTTATACAGTAGTTGGTCGGATGGCGGTAGCCTACCTGATTTAGCAGGGACTCGACCTGGGTCAGTTCTCCGTTGTTGATGCTGATCTTAACCCAGAAGCCGGTCGGGTTGACCTGCGCAACATAATCGTACGCCTGAGGGCAAGACTTGACCATCAGAGCGGCATCAAAGTGAGTCAGGCGCTCCCACTCAGTCGGCAGCACCTCTGAAGCGCCTGCCGCGACAGGGAGGGAAACGCAGGCTGCTAACGCAAGCGTTGTAAGTTTCACTGGTCTATCTCCGTGTAAGTTTGTTGTCACATGCTTGTTCCGTCTGCCATCACTCGCCAATACGAGCCGTTCTCAACGCGGACCGGAAGGCCATCAATCGTGCGCAGGCCATGCTCGTTTGTCCTGAACACGAAGTCGCTGTCTTTAGTTGAGCCAACTGGCTCGATTTCTGCGAAGTAGTCCATATTGCTCACTCTCTGATCAATGGTAACACGAAATCTGTGTAAATTCGTGTGAAGTCTTCGGGGATGCCTTTCCCAGCGCTTGTGTTGTAGAACTTTTTCCAGTGAAGCCCCATGCCAACGGCATCGGTTGGCGCAGGAAGCGCTCCTGGCCGAAACCGATAGATCGCGCGAGCGACCATGCATGCGGCCCAGTCGTTATCCGCCTGCCCGTCTCCGGCGATCGAGGCCCACACGTTAACAGTGCCGTTGCCGCAGAGCCATCTCAGCATCTGCAACATGCCAAAGTTCTTGCCGAAGTACCGGGCCATCACATCGTCATAGGTGGGCCGCTCGATCTGCCAGAAGGACCTTGCCGGACCGCCGCCGTACTGGCGGCGCGTCCTGAACCGATCACTCTCTTTGAGAGCAGTGCCTAAGAGCAACCACCGCGCGCTATCGCTGCGCACGCCCGGATCATGCTGCTCCATGAGGTCTAGAGTGGGGTCTATGATGTGTTTTGCGATCCACATAAGAGGGAGCATGAAAAATCCTTCAGCAAACCTGCACCTCCGCACATGCTGCAAGGAGCAGCCTGGCCGGTTAGAACGCTAGTAACTCTGCCGCAGCCCTTGCAGCTCGAACAGACGAATGAGTTCTTCGTCTGGCAATCGTCTGTCTGCCGAGACGCTTGGCGTTGCGCCGGATACTCCGAGAGCAAGCTTGCGCATCCTGATGACTGCTTCGAAATCTTCACGTTTTTGCTGCTTTGCCATTCTTATCCTCCGATGAAGGCCATCGTCTAGTGATCACTGGTCCGTTATCGAAAAGTTCCGTCTCCGCCCCCCAGCTATCCCACCCCGGCCGCGACGATCGCGCGAACATTTCAAGATAGGGGCCGTCAGCCAACCGCTCTATGCTGCTGTAGGCTTCGTCTGGTTTTCTGCTGTGCTCACGTCTGGGCGAGACGATAAGCTTCCTCACATCCGCAGCCCTACGCTTTGGATGACCGCGTGTGGCGAGGAGGCACTGCTCAGGGTTGGCTCGCGTCCAAAATCCCATGCCGGTGAAGAACCCTGCGCCTAGCTTGTTCTGCTTTACCCAATAGAAGCCAACAGTTTTGTACGTGAACCCCCACACCATGATTACGTCTAGAGCCTTGTCTAGAAAGGGGTCTGTTGCCCATAGGAAGAGGATTGCGTCGTCAGTAGCCCAATCTGAAACTGGTATATCCTTAACGTCGTCGAGGCTCATGCAATCGTAATGAGCCTCAGCGCTGCGACCCCTGCCCTTGCGGGAGTACGTGCCAAAAGACCAAGGAGGGTCAGCGTAGATAACTCCGTAACGTTTGCTAGATGTTCCGATCATGCCTGCCCCGCAGAGTGTCAGCCTCTGACTGGACCTGACGCATGAATTCCATAACACGAGAGTTAAACACCGCTGCCTCTTGCGGAGACATCTCACCACGGCTGTAGACAGCAAGCTGCCTAACGACGCTCTCAAGTGCAGTTAGCACCATGGAAATGATCATCGGATCAACGGGCATCAATATTCTCCGTATGTTCTACCAGTTACACCCGTGGCGTTAGCCAGAAACTCAGCGATCTTAAGGCGCGCCGCATAGAGCGCAGACTCCGTCTGAGGCATGGTCGAACAGGTGGCCACTGTCGCATCGTAAAGGTCATCTATCCTCGCAAATGTCTGGGCGTCAATCTGACCGGCGCGGCGCAGCGAGATCACCTGCACCATGGCCTCGCCTGCCGTTGAGCACCCGTTGACAAACTTCTGCTGTGGACTCTGCGTGACGCACGACGTCACGAAAAGCAATCCAACCAATAGGGATCGTTTCATGAACGGCATGATACACAGAAAGTGTGGAGCTTGGCAAGTGGAGTTTAGGACAGAGGGTCCTTGGCCTTCTGCCGCAGGCCATTAACGACAGCGCCAGCGAACGTCACCACGCCAACAACAGCGGCGCTTATCCACGTCCTTAGGCTGATCATATCGTCTCCGGCAGGCATCGCAGTCAGCGCAGTCTGAAGCGCAGTTGCAGTGGTAAGAATGCCGGAGAAAAAGGCGATGAGGAAGTTCTCAACTAGCGGGCTCATTTGCGTCTCGCGTTTTCCTTTTCTATAGGTGTCAGGCCAAGCGTTAACCTGTCCCATAGGTCACTCATGTTGCTCTCCACCTTGACAACGCGGTCAGTTAGAACTTGTAGGCGCACCCTTGTCTCAAGACCACTCCTGCTCTCGGCCTGCATCAGGGTGTTTATCTCTGATGTTTGGGATTGCAAAGAGCTTACGCTCGCTTGGATGGACGCTAGGCGCTCGTTCAAAACGCTCCCCTGCGATGAATTGGTGATTAGTGTCAATACACCAAACCCTAGTACTGCGCATACGACGCCGGCTGACCCTATGAAAACCTCGCGGGAGACGACCACATCTCCACTCCTGCGCTCAAAGCTTGTCTGCATCACCCTCCGCTCCACTGCTGGGACACGGACATGATACATCTTCTCTGAAGCGTTGTGAAGCGATATGCCCCTGTATGAGGAAGATACGATCGTCAATTTTCCATAACCACAGCACAATGCCGCCTAGTACAGAAGTAAGCACTGAAGCCAGCACTGAAACGATTGCGACAAAGACGGTAACGCTGTCCATTTTGCAACCATTACTTGCACGACCACACGCCAATTGAGCCACTGTCAAAAGAATTCGCCCCAGATGTCGAAACTCTCAATCTATCAATATCTCCGCCAAGATCGGGGCTCACTCCGCCGCTATTGGCTACCGTGGAATTTGAGCCAGCTATGTTGCCGTCCTGCGCCCAAACATCGCCTGTTGTTGTCATAAGTTGAAAATGTAGCAACCCGCTGTAGAACGACGCCGCTGCCGTTGCGGTGGTTGCTGCGAACGATCCAGTTTGATGGTTAGTTGCTGTGCCGGCTTCTTCAGCGTAGCTCTCGTACGCGGATGTTTCGTACGTTGCCTCTCCGATCTGCACAAGAATGCTGTCTGTTCCGCTAAGGCTCACTAGGTTGAACGCAAGGGTGATTGACTGAACCCCCGCATCAATCGTGGTAATCCCGATATCATCTCCACTTGTTGTGGTCAGGGTGCCCTCAAGGACACACGCCGACGACGCGCCGCTTGATGCCGATGTCAGTCTGCCGTCTGCATCAACTGTGATGTTGCTGTTTGTATAGCTCCCCGGGGTCACGGCCGTCGAAGCCAGCTCGCTGGCATCAACCGCACCGGCCGCAATCTCGGATGCTGCCACGCTGTCAGCGGCAAGCTCCGTAGCAGTTAACTCCGCCGTCTTAACGCGTCTAGGCGCCAGCAGTTGCATGTTTGTGCCGTCGTAGGCAAATTCCAGAACATCGCCAGTTGACCAATCTCCGGCAGCGATCGCAGCGCCAAGCTTCTGTACTGTCTTGGTCGAGGGGCCAAAGTTAACTGTCGTTGCGCCGGACGAATTGCTAGCAGCAATGCCGATGAAATGCTGGCCTGCAGCGTAAGCGCTAATGCCCGGTGCAAGTGTTGCAGTGAGCGCAGTTGCTGTGCCTCCGAAGGTGCCTCCCCACTGCGGGGTGCTGTCCTGCGTCTCAGCCATGCGAGCGTAGTCTGTGCGCGCCGCAGCGGCAGCGACGTTCGTGTGCTTTAGCGCCCCCATCGGGAGATTTGCGGTAGGGACTGTCTGTCCGTCCTTCGCGATAGACTGCGTTAGAGCCGTCGCAATGTCATCGATCTGCGTGTTAAAATCTGAGGATGAGATTACCGTTCCGGTAACGGCTGTAAGCGTCTTGTTGTATGTTCCGTTGCCATCGCGCGCTGACCAACCGATATCGGCGAGCAGCACCGCAGACACTGCCAAAGCAGACGCTGACGCGTAGAAAAAAGGATGTATTTTCATTGGATGATCAGACCCTTCGTATCGCCGCTGTCAGTGCTGCTGTTGGCGCAACTGGATGGCTGTGGGAAAAGTACGGAAAACCATGGGCAAGAAGCATTGTTCTACCGTCACTGCCTAAGAAGCTCATTGGCAAGCTGCGCATTGGCTATTCCAGCGGGGCCACCAAGTTGCCTAACGCCAGCCCCAAGCTGCTGCATGACGGGAGCGCGATTAGCAAGCAGAGCGTTGACGATAGCCTGCCCGCGAGGCGAATAGATGGCTCTTGTTAGCGGATAGGCAGAAGCACCGAGAGCAAGTTTAACTGGCTCCATGAGTGCCATGCGCTCAGGCGTGCCGGATGTTGGTAGCCTTCGACCAAGAACCTGCTTTGCTGGCTGCGACAGGTCTTGCATAAGGGCTTGGCCCTTGGCGAACGCCCCCTTGCCGACGCTCTTATCTCCTGATCTTACAGCGGACTGCAACTGAGCGGCGGTAAAGACGTTTTCCTCAGCGCCGACCCTTGACGCAGCGTCCCTGACGCGCGCGTAATTTGCCCAACCTGCATTAATCGCTTTTAGCTCTTCCGCTTCTGCGGGATTGGACCTCACCAAGCCACCACGGAATGCATCAAGAGCCTCGTCGAGATAGTCGCCAAGAGCCTGCTGCTCGGGGTTGGAGCTACTGCCGTACTTTCTTGCCCAGTACCCAAGTCGCTTCTCTGCTTCCTTGAACTCGCCCTTGCTAAGGCGAGAGATAAGATCACCAGCGCGCTTGGCCTCAGTTTCCGGCAGATCGGCGGCCGCCCGCGCGGTAATGTCGGAAACATCTTGCGTGAACTGCGCATCCGGCGCGAATTTCAGTTTTGGCAGAAGCTTCTGATAGGCGCCGGAAAGTTTGCTCTCTACCTCCGCAACCGCATCTCCGCCAATCTTGCCAGGCGTGATCTTCTCTCCGATTGGAGATAGTGCGCGATTGTAGGCGGCGACGTTGAGTTGCTCCGTAGATCGCTGCTGCGCTGCGCGAATTGGCTGGCCTGCAAACGGCAGCGACGCCGCCCTCTCCTCAAGGTTTGCGGGTATCCCCCCAACTGTTTGGCCAGGAGTTGGAGTAATTCCCTCGCGCGCGAGAGCGACAACATTCTTTGCGCCGCGTATTCCGCCAATTGCCTTACCAACACCGCGCGCAGCAGCGCCACCAAGCAACGCACCGCCAGCACCAAGGCCAACCTGAGCCGCCTTTTCCTCTAGGAAATTGTCGCCTGTAACGGGTTGCGCTGCGCCAGCGATGGCACCCTGCGTTACCAATCCGCCAGGCAGCAAAGCAATTGGCAGAGATGCGGCCATTTGCCCGACTGTGCGTGGCCAGTCAAACCCGGCGTCCGGTCCGCGTGATTGAGCTATGGACTGCTCGCGAGATTTGAGAATGTTTTTTGCTTGCTCAGAAGATACAGACGAGGGGATTCCAAGAGCCTCTCGGCCCTTGATCCCAATCTGGGCAAGACCGGCTAGGATATCAGTCGCGCCTTCGGCAAAACCCCTGGCCACAGAGCGCGTTGCCGGCTTGGCGTACTCTGTCCATGGCCCTTGGTCTTGGTACTCTTCCCACGGCCCACCCATTATGGAGAAACCATTTCCCAATTCCGCTTGTCAGCGGGATTACCGCCCTTAAAGCGGTATCCGCCCTTAACATCTCCTGCCTTTGGCAGGCCAGACTGCGGCGCAGCGTACAGAAGCTCCTTTGGCCGAGGGCCTTTTAGAGAAGGCGGGGTCAGTGGAGGCTCTCCTGGCGGGGGATTCACTGGCGGAGGTATGCCAGGTGCCGGCGGAGCGGTTGGCGCGCCTGGGGGCTGCGCTGGGGCTTGTGGGGCATACGGAGGGAACCCAGGCTCCACTGACTGAATTCTGGGGCCAACTATCGGCGCCTTTTCTGGCGGAGTTGTCTCAATTCGGCTGTATGCCCCCCTCTCGACACCGTCGAGCCAGCGCTCGAACTCGTCGAGCTTCGCAGCCCTTGACTCCGGGCCTATGAGGGGATCGAAGATGTTTCCGATCATCGCCTCTGCCACTGCCTTGTCAGGCGCCTGCAAGGCGCCCTGCTCGGCGAGTTTTGCGATGCCAAAGAGCATGCCGCTGCGGGCACTGTCCGCTCGCGCCCCCTCGGGGCCCATTAAGCCAATGGAACCGGCAGCACTCTCGGCGCGACTTGGCTTGAACTGCCTTAGAGCGCTCAGGCCGGTCTTGACTGCTGTCAGGTTAGCCTTTGTGTCAGCGAACTTGCTGCGCTGGTCATTCGGTATCTTCGCCTCGCCAGGCATGATGTTGGTGACACTAACTTTTGTGCTCGCCGGTCCGCTCGGGTCCCACTTCGGACCTCTGCCGAGAAGCTCGCCAGATGAGCTATCGAAGGTGTGAACCTCATTCCCGACCTGAACTGAGTACGTTGAGCGCTTCCCGATTTTCTCTGGCTGTGGACCGTATCCCTCGACCGGCTTGATGGTGCCGCGATTGCCCATCTGCACCAAAACAGGCTTACCGTCGCGCGAGATGGTTTCCAGCTTAAAGCTCTCTTGAGCCGCTGGCTCTGTGCCCTGAAGAGCGTTTGCAATCGCCACGTTAGAACCAAGCTGCGCAGCGTAGGGATTTTGGCTGCCGGAAAGAGCAGCAGCCAGAGCATCCCTGCCCCCTGGGGCCGCTTGACCAACAAGCTTGGCAAGTTCCTGGCGTTGCTCCGTGTCTCTTGTGTCTGCTCTGTTAAGCAAGTAACTACCAAATACTTGCGAACCCGCCCTTGCAAGCGCCTCCCACGGAGAATTGCTTACCTGTCCCTGCGGAGCCTGCATCAGCATCTGAGCAGCAAGCTGTCGCCTGCGATACTCTGGAGACTGCTGAAGATTAAACAGGCTACTTCCGTAATTTTGCATCTATTTGAATTCTCTTCTATAAAGCCTGAAGTGAGCCCTATCGTGGTGCGTCATCTAAACAATCCGCCGTAATCAACCATCGCCATGCCGTCAACTTCATGCACGAAGTGGGGCGCTACCAGCATCACTTCATCCGCCATCACACCACACTCTAAGCGATCGCCGATGCGGTAGAGGTAGATCGGAAGCTCGCCATACGCCGTATCGACGGAACCGGCCATCACCACGTCCGTCTTAAGCCTTCTGTCTGAAAACGCTAGCGCGCCACCAGCTACTGCAGGCGCAGCAGAGGATGCGCCTCCGAACAACCCCGAAAGAAGCGCCGAGCTACCTAGATTGCCGCCAAGTCCAATAAGGCCATTAAGCATCGAATTGCCGCCTGCGGAGTTAGCGGCAGCAGCTTGCGCATTCTGATTCCACATGTTCTGGTACAGGCCGGTGACGTTGGTCGGCTGCTGGTTAACTGGCGAGTAAGCCTGCTGTTGAGGAAGCTGCACTGGCGCAGCGCCAAGAAGCGTAAGAGCTTCGTTCAGCGGCTGCTGGCGCTCCTGCAAGATTTCGGCGATCTGCTGCTGTCGAGATTGCATCTGCCTTGCCTGCTCTTGCGGGGCAAGCTGTACCGCGCCGAGCCTGGCATCATTGATGTTTCTCTCAAGTTGGCGGTTGGCATCGCTCCACGCAGCGCTACCGGAAGTCAGCCCTTGGTTAGCCAGACGCCCTTCGAGGCGCGTCCGGTCAGCCTCAATCTGCGGCGCCATACGCGCCAATGCAGCATCAGTAAGAGCATTGATGTCTCCGCCAGGAACTTCGCCTAGGCCGCTTAAGTCTAGTGGTTTTGATAGCGTCGGCGCGGCGGCGCCAATAAGCGCGTTCGCAATGTCGAGGCCCTGCTGCTGGATTTTGTTGCCGCCGGTGAAGAGAGCCTGAATCTCAGGGCTCAGCTTGATGTCCTGCTGGTACTGAGTCCACTGCTCGCCCGGTAGACCAGTCTGTATCCTCGATGCGCCAGGTGCCGGCGAGTAGCTGACCGTGCCGTATGGGCTCGTGATGAAAGGGTTGCTAAGTCCGAACGAAGACCACGCAGCTTGTCGGTTTGCCATATTCTGCTGATGCGCAGCGGTCTCGACATCGCCAGTCGAGACCTTCGGGATCGATGCGCCTCCGCCCTTGCCGCCTGACATTTCCCCTACCTCTAGCTCACACGACGCTGACGCAGCAGCTTTGACGGATCACTGTATTCGCTTCTCAGTAGTCCGTAAATGATCTTCGGATGCTCGCCTCTGAGCGCACCCTCCTTGACAAACCCAACGCCCTCAGCAAGCCGCATGCTCTTGATGTTGTCATCTCTGATAATGGAGGTTATTCGATTGCAGCCAAGCACGGTAAACGGCATGCCGAGAAGCTCTCGTATATTGCTCCTCGTCGCCCATCGCGGGCTGTCTGATGCAATAGACATCATGATATTGCCTGACCCTCTCTGCCATCCGCTATAGACGACAGCAGCGTACAGCCTGGACCCAGACGCAACGCCGCACGCACGATAATTTCCAAAATCATTGGGCTCGGTCACGTCTGGATCGTCTAGACGCGCAATGAGCCACCGGGCGAAAAACTCATCTGCACCCCAAACGATCATAGCGGGCCGCCCAATTCAATCATAAGGTCAGCGCCGTTCAGTCTGACGGAAACATTCTTTGCCTCAAACTTCACGTGCATTGATAGAACGTGGCCTATGGCGCCAACCCCAGTCCAATTTAGATAGGGCTCGTCTCCACCGGTTCCCCACACGGCAGTATCCCAAAGCCCGGTATCCCACACGTCACTTCCGCCGGCAGATACCGGCGGGATGTCGGTTGGATCGGTATATTCAAAATCAGCATCGAACGCGACCGCTGGCAAGACCGTTCCCTGACTCTCAAGAGCAAGCAAAACCATCGTGGCGTGCTTTACCCTGCCCGGATAGCCAAGGTCGCCATATGCCCCGCGAGATCGCGCGACGATGTTCGCGCCATTATCGGTAAGTCCAGATAGCGCTTTGTAAACAATTCCGCCGCTGCTGCCGAAGTACAGGCTGCCGCCGAAGACAACCATGCTTGTTGCCTTGAAACCATCGAACTTGCACCACGCAGACGTTTGCGTGTTCAGAACGTGCTGAACAGCGTTAGTGCCCTCAGCCGTGGGAACATTAATAAGGAGGAGACTTTCCTCCTTAAAATGCGTAATGCCCCATCCAAAGTTGGCGCTGTAAAGCGATACTACGCTTTTGTGCTCGTTCGCAATTCTGTGATTGACAATGATCCGCTCAGGCTCTTGCAGGCCATACCTCGCGGCCGCCTCAAGGCTAACGACACCAGCAACTGTGTTGAT